ATGAAAATAAAAAAGAAAATAAAAACAAGAAAAACCTATAAAACAAAAATATACAAATTTAATTACATTGTATATTTTTCAAATACTTATCCTTGAGCAACTTCACAAGGAAATATAAATCCATCTTTCTCCAAAATTGGTCGCAACATATCATTGTCAACGTTTGTGTTTACAATGCGAATTTTTTCACATAAACTCGTGTTAATATTTCCATTGTTTGTCAAATCAAACATACTATATACATTCTTCAACGCATCGTAATTTTCAATATACACGTCGTCATGTTTTTGAATCCACTCATAGAAGTCCTCGGTGTCCTTTGACTTTTTATATTTTTTGAAAAGCTTTGTTGTCTTTTGTAAATTTGGTCTGTTTTCCGAGTCATTTGATATGTTATAATCTGTGCCAGACAACACGCACATTTCGCGAAACTCTTTTTGCGAAACTCCAAGCTCCTGCAAAATATACTTCATCTTATACAAAACTGCTGTATGATTTAATAAACTGAAATATCTAAGAACGCGTGGACAACCATATACAAACATATCCATGTCTTCGCTTAGACACGCCCACACTTTTTTCTTTATTACCAACAATGCACACAATTCATCCGCCTCACCTGGAGCAACGTAATATGAAACGCCGCAACTCTTTATCAACTCTTTTGCAATTTCTATATGCGTCTTATTCAAATATACAAATTGCTTTTTTAAAGAGTCCATGTTTGTAATTATTTCTTGTCGGTCAGAATCATCAATTGAAGATAGTAAGCATTCTTTTAGACGATTGTACTCATTTTCTGCGCCTTTCTTGTCCTCCTTTCTTTGCTTTAATAGTTCTTTTTTTTCAGTTGGAGGTTTCCCGTCAAATATGAAAATTGGAATAATGTTGTAATGCCTGAATATAGAGATCATTAAGTAAATATTCTCAACAAGGCAATCGTCTCCAACGTACTTGTAGAGATATATGCTCACGTCAATGGCAATTTTTTTGCCAGACAAGTCGCCCATGGAGACGCACTTGATAGATTCAGGACAATTGTCCTTTAAAAAGCTATTTAGGTATTTGATTCCCATCTTGAACTTGGTTTGGCGGTTGTAGTTTTAATTTAACGGTCATTAACGGTTTCAATTTTTCTTTTATGACAAATAAATTTGCAAACGCGCTTAAACGGATTTGTGCATTAAAATATAATTATGCTGACTCGTAGCTCATCTCGTTATTTAGAACAAGAACAAGAATTCAAAGAACTCAAACAAATGTATGAAGTAAACATTGATTTTGATGAAGCTAGCGCAGCTTGGAAAGCTAATAAAAAGTCATCTGGAGGAGGTTGTTATAAATATATTTGCGAACATAGAAATAAAAACAATAAAAAATGCAGAAGAAATCCTATTCCTGGCGAAAGTTTTTGTTCTCAACATAATATATAAATGCGTTCTAAGACTTTTAGGCGAAAGAATAGAAAAATGTCTCGCAGAAGACGTGCTGGCCAGCCAGAGAATTTGGGTAGAACTACGACCGCAGAAACAATCGCAATGGAAGAAGGAACTGCGTCTAAACCATCTGTTGCATCAAGACCTATGTTAGGAAGATCAAATAGTGCAGAAATGTCGCGAATGGAAGAAGGTTATGCTCCAACGGCTCCTCCAATGTCAATGATGAATGAAACAGGCGCCATGGGGCGCACTACAACGGCCGAGATGAATGCCATGGAAACCGGGTCTGTTGACATTGAATCTGGTTTTGGCGCTGGAAAAGGTGGCAAAAGGAGTAGAAAGAGCAGAAAGACAAGAAAAAGCAGAAAGGGTGGAAAAAGAAGAAAGTCGCATAGACGCTAAATGTAAACAATAGAATTTAGTTATTTAATTATTTTATATTATTTTGTAGACGTAATATAATATAAAATAAAATGGCATTAAATCCAGGCGATTTAAAGATGTATGAAAATTATTACAAATCTGAAGATAATTCAGAAACATGGAAAGACGTGCCGGATTTGATGGAAGTTCACGAAGCCGAAAGACTTAAGGATTCTGCAAACCATTCCAACTACCTGAGGAGAGATAAATCTTTAAAAGTTAGAATGAAAGCAAAAGACAAATATATGCAAGAAAACAGTGAAATGTTACTGCGTCAAAATATAAAGCCTAGAATTAATGTAGAATTGCAAACACAGCCATCTAGAGCAGAAGATCCTTCAATAGATAGACCTGGAATTGGATTGCTTGGAAAAGGAGAAAAAAATGATTACGATGTTTATGACACGGAATTTCACGGAGGAAAAAAGAAAAAGACAAGGAAAGCAAGAAAAAAGAAAAAGACAAGAAAAAACAAAAAATCTAGAAAAACAAAAAAATCTAGAAAAAACAAAAAATCTAGAAAAATAAGAAAATCCAGAAAATCCTAACCAAGCTCGCAAAGCGACATTCTCATATTATTCAAAATAAAATCCATAGACTTTGATTTCTTGCCAACGCCGTCAGTCTTTTTAACAGTGTAATAGAATCTTTGCATACATACAACCGATTCTGTCATAGCCTTTGTTTTATAATTTCTCTCAATAAACTGGCAGAATGAAGTAATATTTGACGACGTCTTCTTGAACTGAAGGAGTGATAAATTGTTTGTATTGCACCACGCCAAAAAACCCTGATAGTTGTTCATCAATATTGTTGTAATTACATAATAAGAGAGAACATTTGATGCTTCCTTATACAAAGTTTCTCTCATGGATTCAGAAACAGAACTCTTGGAGTATAGATCTTTGTATTTAAGACCCATGAAATCCAACGTCTTTACCATTTGGAAAAATTTAAATGTTCTCTCAAAATTGATAAAAAATTCGCAATTTGATAAATATTCATTTATTAATCCGTCTTCGGTGTGAGTGGGTGCATTTTTTAAAAAATAATAACTGCAAAATGCTGCATTCATTATTTCTGCCCAAAATTCAGTATATGCTTCAAATAAGTTAACATCGGATTTAACCTTGAAAATAGAGAGAATGTGTTTTGTACATTCTTCTGTATTCATATCTGAAAAATCCATGGCAAAATTGTGAAAACTTTCATGCATTAACACTTTGAACCATTCTTCTCTCCTGAAAACAACAATTTCGGAATCCACTGGACAGGTGTAAGTAAATGCAGTATTTACATTATTTTGATTCAAAATATGAATGTTGCTTTCTGGAAGTCTTTTTTTGAGAGAAGTAAAATATAAATATATTACAAGTCGTTTGGAACATTTCTTTGATGCATATTCGTTGATAACGTGCAACCAGATAAGAATTTTCTCTATATACTCGTTGTAGAGTTCAATCTGATACTCTGGGCTGGCCTCTTCAACAATAAAATGGACTCTGATCTCCCTATTCATGAGAGAAAAAGTATAAGACAAATTATATAACATATTGTTATCAATGTGTTCTCGTACTTCTGGAGGAAAACTTCCTGGATTAAAAGATTTTGGTTTCGGAATTTGAGAGACGTTTGTAATTTTTGTTACGTTTAATTTATAAAAACTGTCGCCTTCTTTTGCCTTTTGTGACTTTACAAAGGCTTCTCCTTCTTTTATGTCGTGATATAATTGCTTCAAAACATTATTGGTTTTATAAGTTTGTTCTGAATGATTAATGCATTTCTTTTCTAAGAAAAATGACATTAGCATTTCGCTATTTTTAGTGAGCTTCAGCATTTCTTATATTCTTAGTTTTTATTTTTTTATATCTGTTTTATATATATGGACTTATTGGAAATAATAATTATTGCGCTTCTTGTAATCATATTGGTAATTGTTCTCACTGGACACGTTCTTGTTGTAACAAAATCGGTTCCTGTTCCTAATCCAGCACCACAACCAGCACCACAACCAGCACCACAACCTTCCATTGGTGGATGTGCTGGAACTAGATATGGATGTTGTCCATATTCACCGGCTCCTAAATTAAACGAGATTGGTTCAAACTGCATTAAACAATAATCGGGAAAACTCTAAAATAATATAATTGTACTAATTATTTAGAATTATAATCTATATAATTAATATAAATGGACCCCAAACCAGAAAAGAAATCTAGAGGCAAACCTAAAAAAACTAAACAAGAAGAAATAAAATCTGAACCAGAAAACGTTCTTATTGACATTATTCCTTCTGCTGAACCAAAAGAAGAAACAGTAGAAGAAAAAATGGAAGAAATTATGGAAGAAAAAATGGAAGAAATTATAGAAGAAATTATAGAAGAAATAGTAGAGGTAAACAACCCTATTTCTCAAGCAACCAAAACAGTTGAAGAATTGGAAGCTGTTATTGAAGAATTTATTAAAGTAGTTGAATCAGATACCATCGCTTCGCTTGAACCAACCGAAACTGACACACTTGTTGCAAAACAACCGGTTGAAAATATTTTTGAGATGAAGTCTTTATTAAACTTGATGATTTTAACCTCAGTTAGACCAGAAATGCAACAAAAATATGAATTGAACCCTGAAACTATAAAGGTGATTTCATTGATTCTTCAAAATAATTCGCAATTTTTCAATAAAATAGAAGATTCTTTTAAAAAAATTGTAGCCGATAACAAAATTGACGCAGACGATGTTCCTGAATTAATCTCCTTATTTTCCAATATGTATGAACTTCTTACCACATTAAATTTGAAAAAGAAGACAATTGAATTAAGTAACGTGTGTGGTGACATTGTTAAATTAGTATTCAATATTATGCTAACAGAAAAGCTTCTTATATTTGAGGGCGAAAGCGTTAAAAATACTACAGAATGTTTTAACGCATTAGTGGATTCCAGTACTTCTCTCATCAGGCTCAGCAAGACAATCAGATTTAGTGGAAAATGCTGTTTTTGGTAAAATTAATAAATAAATATTTTTATTCTAAAAATTGGTCACTAAATAATTCTTTAATAATGATTGCTCTATTGTAAATCTTACAGATTTTGTCGGTAATCTTAGACGTTTTCATAAAAGATGCTTTAACGTGAAGCGGAAGATTTTCATAAACATTAATAATATTTTCGTCTACAAATTTTAAACTTTCTTCATTTGATAGGTTATTGCTTTTAATAATAGCCTCAACAAATGTACAACAATTATTATTATAGCAACTAAAATAAAAATATTTTTCATCCCCCATGTACTTTCTAGTATTTTCAAATAGTTCCATAACAGTTGGTTCGTTGCCTTTTTGATCTATTAAAAAAATATTTGCATCATCTTTGTATTTTTCGTGAAAATACTTATTGCAATTATGGTCAATTTTTGCTTCTATGATTCCATCCATTTTTTCTAAAAAAAACACTGTACTATTTTCAGTTTTACATATTATATAAGCGTGTTTAATTGTACTATCGTCGTTAAATTTATTATAAATTTTTTGAAAATGGCCCATTGACGTTATATTTAAAAGATTTGTTACTAAATTTCCAACGCTACATTTTCTTATTATAATTTTAATAATTTTTTCGTTGCCGTGATTGTCTAATAAATTCTTAACGTGTTTCCTATAATTGTGTCTTATTTTATCATAATCTTCTTCCATTTATATTATATTATATTACAATGCGAAGGAATTTTTGAAATAAAATAAAAATAAAAGTTAAAAACTAAGAGTAGGTCCGCGGATTTTATCTCTCACCATGACCAATTGTTCAGCCAATTCAGGCTCCTTTCCTTTCAAATAATGCATCAATTTTGCATTTTTTGTCTCCATTAAAACGTGTCTTAACTCTTCTATTTGCGTAAATTTTGCACATATGGCGTCAAACAACTCCTTCTCTTTGCGTTTTCCGTAAAAAGTTGGATCAATAGAAACCTCTGCCGGTCTTAAAAGTTCTCCCTTGTATTTTCCAGAGGAACTAGCAGCCGCCTTGGCCATCTCAGGATTCTTAGACAAATCAGTTCCTGATTCCGCCGCAAATGACAAATAAAATTCCGGATTAGATTCTTTAAATTTGGATCCTTGGTAATAGTGTTCCGCGCTATTCCAGCGATGTCCATCTAGAACAAACGTCTTATCAGGTTCAACCCAAAAATCGTCTAATTTTCTTCGCCAGTCTTTTACAGCGTGCAAATTGGAAAAATGATGAACCGCTTCCTTCGGAATTGTTTCGCCAGAGCCTTTTCCAGGGAGTTTTCCGTGAGCCGATTTATCATAAAATTGAAACACCAGAGCTTCATCATATAATCCGCGAATTTTAGCGTCTGACAATTCCTCAAACTTGCAAACACCCTTCGTAGCAAAATTCTCTTTGAATTTAATAAACTCGGGAATCAATGAAAATGCTCCGCTATTACGTTCCATGCATTTATCCACAACAAGTTTTCTAATATCATATGGCAGCTCGGAAAAGGTAAACAAATATTTTTTTTTATACGTAATCAATTTATAGTGCCAGCCTAAAAAGTCAACCATGATGTAAAAATCCGGATTGAATTCACCGCGAGATTCTAATATATCGTCGTTTAGCTGACCACAATTCAAAACATTTGCAAAATCCTTTCCCTTATATGCTTCGCTTGACAAAAGAATAAATTTAATATTTAATATTCGCTCAAGAGTACTTAAAGCCCAAGTTTCAGCCCAAAATTCGCATGTTTGAATCTTTTTCTTGAATTTTTCAAGAGTATCAACGTCTTTCATGAATTTATATTCGCTCAAGATATCTTGCGAAACCTTCTTCTCATTTAATATTCTATCTCGTTGCGCTTTAACTTTTTTAGCCGCTTCAATAAAATGCTTCTTTTCAGTTCTATCCAAAGTTTCACTATAAAGCTTTTTATATTTCTCATACTCAATCTCCAATTCCTTTGCATCTTTGGTAGCGCCAATAACTGCCGCAGTATACATGTCATAATGTTCCTTGTAATTTAAAAAAAGTTTTTCATCGGCTTCTGCAGCCAACTTTTTTCGCAACTTTTGAACCGTTGTTTGCTGACCAAGTTGCGCAAACGCGTCTCTAATAGTTGCAAAGAGACAATCGCCGCCTCCCTCGTTGTCTATAATGCCATATTTATTGTTTTTCATAAAGGATTTAATCCACGTTTCGCCCGCCGCTTGTTTATATTTTCCTTTGATTGCTTCTGCATCTAATTTGGTTTCCTCATTTAAAGGCGGTAACATTGGAACTACCGCTTCTGACTGCATAAAAACATCTTCGCGCAATTTTGGAATTTTGGGCCGTTCAAATGCTTCTTCTGTTTGCGTTTTTTTGCCTTCTTTGGCATCTTTTTCGTCTTCATCTTCGTCTTCATCTGCGTCTTCATCTTCGTCCTCTTGTTCCTCGTCTTCTTTCAAGTCTTCTTGTTCATCTGCAATGGAATCTGGCACTAATCGTAAGTTTTCCAACATTTTTTTTGTGGCAAATGTATAAATAAGAGGATCATCCAACTTTTCAACTTCTAAATTTCCGTCTTCGTCCATATAATTCAACAAATCTGTTGTAAATAACTCATAGACCCCAATTTGAATGACCTTGTTA